TCAGTTAAATTATAACCGCTAAAAAAACTTTTGTAAAGTTTTTATTTATTTTCTCTTGACAAGTAAAGAAAAACGTTATATACTTGGCTTAAGTAAAGATAAACTTTACAAATAAGAAAGGAGGGAACTGCATTGCTTATCACCTCAACACAAGCAAAAGCAATTCGCCGAAAGCAAGCGGACAAGAATTTGACTGCTAAAAGAGCCAGCGAGGAAATTGGAGTGAATCCAATTACTTACAGGAAAATCCGAGACGGTGGCGAAGTGAAGCCGAGTATTTACCAAAAGGTCATGCAGTGGCTTGCCGAAGATTATTAGAAAGGAGCGAACTAATGGAAAATGATTTTAAGACAGTTACAAATGCTAAAGGGTTAGAAATTCCCAAGTATTTCAAGGATTTTAAAAAGCTAGTTGAGAAGGACAGACAACTAGCCGAATATCTTTGTATGAACTATGAGGACTTAGAAAGTGAAGATCTGGGCGCATTTCTTGAAACAGTTGAGCAGGGATTCAGCTGGATTCTGGATCTTATCGAAAGTAAAGACTTGCTTTATAAACCCAAGTCAGGGGAAAAAGCATGAAACAAGACAACAAAAAAAGTCACTTGCTGAAAGTTTGGCGACCGAAGCAAGCGACAATACATTGGTATAGATATTTTTTCTATACCTTGATTATAGCATAGAAAGACAAGGTATACAATGGGAAAACAACATCAAACAGTAAAATTCAAGAATATTGCTGAAAAATTGCCTGAACTAGAGGGCAAAAACTTAGAAGAAATCGCTGGAGTATTAGGCTATCGAAACCTAGATAGCTGCAAGGTTAATCTCTACAATCTCAGACAAAACAAGCGACTAGGTTTTAAAGTAGAAAAAGGAGTTTACACTAAGTTTGAACTCTTGGACGATACTGTAAAAGAAGAACTGGAAGACAAGGAACTTGGGGAACGTGGTCGCTATTTGAAGAGTGTAGACCGATACAAGGCTATGTTAAATGCTTTTACTATCGCTTTTGATAGTGCGGTCAAGGCAGAAACTAGACAAAAAGCAGAACACGACGGACTGAAAGCCTTGGATAGAATCCCAGATAAACACTACGCCCTACTTTATGACATGATGGAGGGTTAGGAATGGAAGCAAAAACCCACTTCGCTAGATTCATGCGTAGAGCTATGGAGTTAGCAAGGCAACTACACGGGAAAGAAATCAACCGTACAGAATTTGATAGAGCCTGGAAAAGATTAGGCGATCAAATCGAAAACGAAACGAAGAAAAACTAAAAAACCGAAGAGCAGGCAAGCAATTAGAAAAGGTTTTGAAAAATGAGTGCTGACACGGCGACTCTAAGTACTTGTTTAGCAAAAATGTGGGTGATTACCCACGAAACACCACTACAAGCGTTCGCCAACTTGGGGCAATCGCCCAGCGTTTGGAGTGGTGATAATTCAGTATAGGAAACGATCATTGAAAAGCCATCAGGGCAAATACACAAACATAGAAACAGAGGTAAAAACATGGACACATACTTTGAAGATTTCGAAAAAGAGTTGGGACTTGTAGAGGAAAAATTAGATATTTTGTCAGAGTGGCATTTATCCAAGAAACACCATGGAGCAACAGAAATTGCTGAAGATTGTAGAACGGCAATTAGTCAGTTATGGATTCAGTTTTACAAATTATCTGAGGTATATAAACAGCAAGAGGCAAGTCATGAGGATTTCTTTAATAGCAATGTCGAGAATTTGCTTGGGGAATTAAAAAAATATGACGACGAATGCACAGAAATACATGGCAAAGCCCCTAACTGGTTGCTATTCAATTTCTTAGATCAAGCAATAAAAGAAAACAATTTAAGTAATGGAATCGTTCACGCAACTGCTTCAACCTGGACGTATTTACGTAGTTTAGTAGCCACTGATCTACGAAAAAGGGGGCTATTGAAATGAATGAGTTAGATTTAACCAATACACAGGCGGTTATCTTCATGATGCTATTGATTGGCTTGCTGCTTTATCTAAACCATCGAGACCACAAAAAAAGCGCCCAAATCGAGCGAGAAAACCAACAGACGATAGAAACACCTAGCGAGGATTTAAGCCCTGACTATGGGCGATATATTCAGCTTGCAGGGGCGAGACCGTGGGGGTGCTAGTATGTTTGAAAAAATGATTGAGGAACTCAAAACAAAAATATTAGAAGCTATCGAGCGTTACCTAAAAAGCCGTGAAAAAGTACCACAAAAGTTTACAGGTCTAATCTCAGCCCAGGAAGCCATGGAAGAGTTGGATATAAAGTATAAGACACTCCAAAAGTGGGAAGGTGCAGGCTTAAGACGGTATCAACCCCCACTAGAAGATACTAGAAAAGCATACTATAAAGTGGCTGATATTTGGAAGTTCTTGGGGGTAGAGGAATGAGGGTGCTGGAGTTGATTTTATCAGTTGACAAATTAGCATTATTTGCCTTTCTCAAGTCTACACCAACTCAAGTTTGGAAGAATGGAAACTATTATAAGTTTATCTACTATGAGCCGATAGGTGAGGGGGTGACGGATTTTCACTATAAAGGCTTATATGTGGCTATCAGAGACGAAAAAAGCGATAGGAAAGGCTGGGAACTAGCTAGACCATTAGAAATTACCTTGGCTAGTCCTGAATTGCTGACGATCCTAAAAGATTTAGAAGTAAACAAGTTGACTGAGCAAAGGCAGGGGCTCGGCGTGGAGTTGAAAGGGTGGATTTTTGACTTAATCTGTAATGGTATCTATACCAGGTATGAGACGGCTACACTAGTCCGCTTGCTATTTGTCAATGGTTACAGTTTTAGTCAGTTAGTGGACTTGTTTTCTACTATCGTCAGACGGAAAGAATTGGCCAGTTATTTCCTTGAAGTAGCGACAAAATTCTATAAGGAGGTGGCTTTTGAATAGTGAAGAAATTGTAAGTAAAATCATTGAGGACGATCAGCCAAGAGCGTCGCCTAATATGGTGTATTTGACTGAAGCAAGAGAGACCGACGAGGATAATAATAGTCTGAATCTAACACCGAAAATCAAAGGGAAAGGCTTTGCGGTTACCTTGGACAATCTTAAGAAGATTTTAAGTGGAGATAGCAAACTGAAGGGGGCGATACAGTACAATACATTCACTTATGAAATTGACGTGACAAAACCGACAAAATTGAACGGTAGAACCTTAAGCGGTACAATCGATGATCTGATTATCAGAGAGATTAGGGCTTATATTGCTACAAAGTACAAGATGGACTATAAAAAAGGGGATATCGCTGATATATTGGAGGTGGTGGCTGGAGAGCATAGCTACAACCCTTTAAAAGACTATCTGGAATCATGTGAAATCGAATATAGAGAGTTAGTAAATCAGCGTGATCCCTTTGATATTCTAAGGCATTATCTGAATATCAAAGATGATAAATATAACCGCATTATAATGGATTTGTTTTTCCGTGGGGCGGTTGCTAAGGTATTTGACCCCTCTATTAAGTTTGACTTTGTGCTGGACTTGACTGGAAGGCAGGGAGTGGGAAAGACTCAATTTTTTGAGGGGCTTTTCACTCACAAGTATTTTACAACCGTTGAAACTTTCACAGACAAAGACGATAAGGCTAGGATGGTGAGAAACTGGTGCGTATTTGATGATGAAATGGTGGCTAGTAAAAAAGCTAGCTTTTCAGAATTAAAGAAATTCATCACGGAAACCAAACTAGAGTATAGACCGCCTTATGCTTCCAGTGATAGACGACTACCCAAGAGTTTTATCATCGTGAGGGCAACTAATGATCATGATTATTTGAACGACTTAACAGGGGAAAGGCGCTTTCTGGTTGCTGAAGTACATAAGGATACCACTTATAAGGGTAGGAAGTGGACGGAAAAAGACCGTAGAGCCTTTTGGGGGGCTATGGTAGTAGCTTGGAAGTCTAACCAGTCTTTGATGCTGACAGACGAGCAAGAGAACCTGGTAAATGAGGTAAGAAGTAGGTACAAATTTGCAGATGAAACTCTTGAGGATTTGGAGCGCTATTTAGCTTTACCTTATCCAAAAAATATGTATCAGTACCCAATATCAGACCGGACAAGATACTATTATATCTATGACATGATGAACGAAGGATATTTTAGAAATAGCGAAGGTGGAACGGCGGAACTGGATACAGAAAAATATGGCGAATTGGTAGGTAGGAGCAAGATGACTATTAACCTATTTTTTCAAGAGGTCTATCTAACTGACAAAGCACCACCAAAGGACAAAGCAAAGGTTAAAAAGTACATGCAAAATAAAGAGGGATGGGAACACAAACGATCTTTAAAATTTGGAAAAAGTGTTAAGCCTGGTTATTCAAAACCTAAAAGGTAGTTAGGGTAGTCACCAACTCAAAAAAATGACTACCTTTTAGAGGTGAGCTAGAACCTTTAAACAAAAAGGATTTATAAAAAGGGTAGTTTTTAAGATTTTACTGACTACCCTATCAAACCCTTGATATGATTGACTTTTATATAAAAAAGTAGTTATTTTATATTATTTATAAAGTATATAGAATAAATAGATTAAAGGCGTTTATTATTTATTTTTTTGGAGCGAGGTGACTACCTGACTACGCATTTTATAACCCCTTGGGGCTGTAGGGCGGAGGTGGTAGTCACTAGATACCCCAAAATGACTACCTTTTTAGAGAAAGGAGGATATATGAATGAATTGCATAAAGGTTGGATTTATTTCCTAAACCGTGGTATAATTAAGAGTGTAAAGTTACCAGAATATGGTGACATTCGGTTGATAATTGCAGATGGTGTTGTGACCATGGTAGAAACCAAAACACAACAAAAATTTTAAATACTGACTTGAAAACAAGAGGTAGGACATAAGACGTAAATACGTTTTTTGTTCTACCTTTTTTGCTTAAGAATGAAAGGAAATAAAAAATATGACTATGAGACTTAAAGGACAAACAAAAAACGAGTATATGCAAGCTAGAGAAGCGTTTATGAATGCAGTGAAAACTAATGCTCCACAAGATCAGCAAACAGAACTTTACGGTGATATGTTAGACAAAATGCAGGAACATATGATCGAAGAAGTTAAAACTGCATCATATTCAGGAGATGGCTTTACATCACAGCCTAATACTTTAAAGGGCAATGAAATGGTATTCTTTAATGAATTTGATAAGAATATCCCTAAAGGGGTGGAAAAACTTCTCCCAGAGGAGACGATTGACAGAATTTTTGAAGATATAAAATCAGAACACCCCTTACTTGAAAAAATTGGTCTGAAGAACCTAGGAATCCGCCTAAACTTTTTGACATCAGAGCGTAGTGGTGGAGCAGTTTGGGGCAAGGTTTTTGGAGAAATCAAAGGGCAATTAAAAGCTAGTTTTGGAAGTAAACAAGAAATCCAGCATAAGTTAACGGCTTTCATCGTGATCCCGAAAGATTTTAAAGAACTTGGACCGATTTGGATTGAAAATTTTGTAAGAACTCAATTAACAGAAGCTTTTGCAGTAGCATTGGAAGAAGCGTTTTTAAACGGCGATGGTGATAATAAACCTCTAGGACTAACAAGACAATTGACGGGAGTGGCACAAGGTTCAAATATTACTTATCCTAAAAAAGAAAAACAAGCTTTAAAATTAACTTTTGAAAATCCTAAAGAAACTGTAAACCAGGTATCAGAGATTTTTAAATTCCATTCTGTAAAAGCTGATGGAGTTAGTTTTGTAGATACGACCAATAAAATTGTTCTTGTTGTGAATCCCTCAGAAATCTGGGAAATCGAGAAGAAACTAATTAACTTTACAGATAGCGCAACTTATAACAAGGCGGTACCTCTAAATTTACAAATCATTCCTTCAATCTCTCAAGAAAAAGGGAAGGCGACTTCTTTCATTCAAGGGCGCTATGATGCAGTTGTAGGTGGAGGAATTAACTTACAACGCTATCAGGATACACTAGCACTTGAAGATATGGACCTCTATGTAGCTAAACAATTTGCTTATGGTAAGTCTCATGATGAAAAGTCAGCTGCAATCTGGGAGCTGGATTTCTCAAAAAATCAAGAGCCAGGTATTGGAGGTTAATCGATGAATAGCACTGATGTAATCAATCTCTTTCTTTTGTATCAGGACTATAATCTAGTGTATGTTAATCCATTTCATGAACTCATGAAGAATCTTTTTCATAAAATGAATGAACAAGAAGCTACAGAATTCTTTAGTAAGCAAGAGAGAGTTAAAAAAGAAATACTAAACGAAATTGAAGAGTATAAACGAGACTACACTTCGATTTTAAGCGATATGTTTTTGACAACACGTCAAAAAGAAAATCAGTTAGAAAATGAATTTAAGCAGCGAGAAAAAGCCATCAGGGAAAAGTCATTAGTATATTTTAAAGACTGGAAGGAGTTCTCTCAGAGTAAAATTCTACCCTTGGTTGCTGATATGGTAGAAACATTAAAAGCTGAAAATAAACTTTATCGTTCTGTTGTCTTTGAATTTTTAAATGAACTACAGAGCTTTTACACTATGGAATCTTCTACAGTAACCACTGAAGGCTTTTTGAGAAGTGAACTGCCAGAAGAATATTGCATCAAGCTATTAGAAGGAAAGTTTAAAGACAAGTACTATTACATTAACAAAGGGCAACAACGATACTATGAGCAGGCCATTCTTAAAGAATTGGAGCACTATAATCTTTCTCCAGATATGGTATTATGGAGTGACTTGCTTCTAGAGGAGCTAGTACAAGATGGTAAAATCAAGGGACATAGTGTTGAAGAATTTACAGAGTATATCTCTGGAGTGGTAGATGATTTTATAGATCGGAAAGAGCAAGAACTTATTAAACAAAGGGAAGTCTTTAATGATCTACCAGAGAAAAAGAAAAATATTATTTCTAAATTCTTTGGGCAATAAATAAAATGAAGATAGGTTTGCGCCTATCTTTTTCTGTATTTTTTTATGAATTCCTTGTTTTAAGGTAACAGTGAACTCATAAAACAGTATCTTATAAAACGCTTGATAGAGTAGGGAAGTAACTTGCAAAGCGAATTCAATAGAATGTGTAAAACAATGAATTCATAAGAGATTATAGAGATACAAGAAAGCTGTTTTTAGTTCCGTTTTGTCAAAATAACAGGGTTTAGAAATTAGAAAAAAATTGTAAAACACCCCCCGTTCTGAAAATTCATGAAAATTTTCAGAAATGGGAACCGGAAGGAGGGGGTAACTGTCCAGATATCTAACGTTTTTTTAAGGAGGTGGGGGGGTAAGAGGGAAAAACTTGCTTAAAATTAGAAAATGAGCAAATTTTTATGTTATACTTGTACCAGGTACAGAGAAACAAAAAAGCACGTCTGACCGTGCTAGTTTCTTGCCTGCTGAACTCGTCAATATT